ATGTATGCTCAGATACAGAAAGTTTCATTGAGTTGTGCAAAAAAGAATTTGGGGACAGAATTAAAACTCAACTGAGACTATACCAACCGAGCGGTCAAGGCCCAGGTCACATACGCAAATTCAGAAATTCTCATATCAATCCAGTTACGCATATAAAAGAAGCCATGATAGACATAGCTCTATTATCAAAATGCACACATTTAATATGCAACGGAAGCGCCTTTGTTAAATTTGCTAAAAGTAAAATTAAAAAAGGAAATATTAAAGATGTCAGACGTGAGAAATTTCAATAAAATAAAAAAGCATTTTATTAGGTGTGAAAACCCTGAAAAGTTTTTCCAAAAAAGGAAAAAACAGTTCAGTAGTATAGATGTATCAGAAAGCAGAAACATACAGGGTGGAAGCTTTATAATAGATAATATAGTATATATTAATTTAGATTCAGCAGTAGAGCGCAGAAAAGAAACAGAAAAAGCTTTCAAATCAGCAAACATTAAAAGCTTCGATAGATTTTCTGCGATAGCGGGAATAGATTACCCTACGATGAGCGCACTAACTCTTGTTGCAGAAAATAAAACTACAAATTTATTGGATGTAGGCGACAGACTAACTTGGGATAATACAACAATATGGGATGAGGAGAAAACAGAACATATCCTAAATAGCTTAAAGTTCAGAAATAAAGCAGCTGCTATTATTTCCCACTCAAAGTTAATGGATTTGTGTGTAAATAAATATAATAATTGGGTACTAGCATTTGAGGATGATTTTACTTTGAACTATAATTTCGAAGATTTTTTAGAAAAAGTAAGACCATTAACGGAAAAGTATGACTTCATAGTAACAGAGTCACGACAAGGTCTATCACAAAGAAACGGAACAGGAATTGGAGCTTGCGGATATATGTATAATTGCTCGAAAATTCCAAAAGATTTCAAAAAATATTATTGTGTATCAGATTCAAAATATTTTTCAGATTACACGGCAAAGCCAGTATATATGACAATGAGTGCGGACTTACGTCTCCATAATTCGTTAAGGCGCGCAAATATCAGAGTCACACATATGGATGAGCCATTTGTAAATAGTTATGGACTGCATGGATTTTCGCACTCTGATAGTAGTTACCGAGCAAGCACAATAGCCGTTAATCCAAAATTGAATTGTTTTAATGAAGAGTAAAGTTTGTTTTTTAGGATTCCACAAAGCTGCAACTTGCAGCTTCGGTCTACTATTTAAAAAACTTGGATTATCTGTTGCTGGTTGGAAAGAAGGTTCTGTTTTTAAAAATAGTAAACTAGATATAAAGAAAATATTGAAAATCGCTGAAAATTACGACGCCTTTCAAGACAATCCTTGGTTTTATATCTACAAACAATTTCATCATAAGTTTCCAAATACTAAATTCATATACTATGAAAGAAATGTAGATGAGTGGTACGAGAGTTGTCTTAAATTTTTCGAACAAAGAGATACAAGGATGCGAGAAATAATTTACGGCAAAGGTTATGGCAGTCCTTTAATGAATGAAAATAAATATAAAGAAGTTTACATACAGCATAAATGGGACTTAATAAAATATTTTAGTTCGAACCCAAACAACTTTTTACATTTGAGGAATTTATCTCGACATACTACTAAAATAGTATGTGAATTCCTAGAAATGCCTTATGATTCATCCATAAAAATGCCACACGCGAATAAAAGAAGAAAAAATAAAAATGAAGAAAATAACAATATAGAGAATCAGTTGTGAAGGATAAATTAATAAATCACATATGTTCTTTAGGCAGTAGTTGCATGTCTTCCTTTTTTCTGGAAGCACAAGGTTTAAAAATAAAAAGCTATCCTTTTGACTGGATTTTTTCTAAACAAATATCAATTCTCAAGTGTATTGAAGATGACTTCAAAGAGTTCTTAAATGTAAATTCCTACCTTCCGCACCCTGAAAACCCTAATTGTATATATCATCCCAAACTAGAAATAAGATTTCCGCACAATCGTAATCCACTTAACGATATGCCATATTATGAAAGGTGCGTTGAGAGATTTAACAAAATGATTGAAAGTGGAGAGCCAGCCCTTTTTGTTACAACTTTCAAAAATAGAAATCTACTCGAAGCTGAACTTAGGAAATTGAATGAAAATATTCATTTTATTGAGATTCATGGTAGGAGAAAAAAAGTTGAAAGCTTGCATTTGATTGACAAAGAATACGATTTGAGAAAAAAATTCAAAATAAAATTAAAATGAAAAAAATAACAATAGGTTCCGCAGTATATGATGACCCGCAGGGAATTTGGTATACATATCAATCAATTAAATTAAATAATCAAGATATATTAGATGATTTAGATTTTGTAGTTATTGATAATAATCCATCATCCCCAGAAGGAAGAGCTACAAAAGAAATTTGCAAAAAAATAGGAGTTAGATACTTAACCTACACTAAGAAAAATAGTACAGCTTGCAGGAATGAAATATTTCGTGTCGCCAAAGGATTGTTTACAATTTGCCTAGATAGTCATGTTTTACTGGAAAGTGACACTATTAAAAATTTTATCAGATATACGGAAGAAAATCCTGAAATTGAAGATTTATTACAAGGCCCGATGCTTCATGATTCTCTTACGGGAGGTTCTTCAATGGAGACTCACATGAAGCCAGAATGGAGAGGTGATATGTTTGGCACATGGGCGAAGGACGCTAGGGGATTTATTTCATCCAATACACCATTTGAAATACCAATGCATGGTTTAGGAGCCTTTGCCTGCAAAACAGACACTTGGTTAGGGTTTCATCCCCTCTTTGAGGGATTTGGTGGAGAGGAAGGATATATACATGCAAAATATAAAAGGCATGGAAGAAAAACTTTATGCCTCCCTTTCTTTAGGTGGCTCCATAGATTTAGAATAAATGAAAAAGTTTCATACCCGTTAAAAATTGAAGACAGGATAAGAAATTACACTCTTGGTCATTTGGATAATGAATTAAATGTAGAAGAAATAAGAAATTATTTTTTAAGAAACCGCCCTAATATGGAGGTCGATGAGATAATTAATGAAACTATAGAGCTACATAATCTATATATAGAAAACCCAGATTTAATTTCAGATATTTTATTAGAACCCATAGAGGAAACAGAAGAAATATTTAATGGCAAGAGTTCTTGGGCTGGTGGTACATATCAGATAACGCTGGATTCATATTTAAGAATTCAGTTATCAGGAAAATTCCCATTATATATTCACGGGGTCTATTTTATTGAAAAAGAAGAAAAACAATTTTTGAAATTGCATAACAGGAAATTCGATAGCGGTATAGAATTAACCGAGCAAATCAATTATGTAGATTTTGATGTACGAGAGCATAAGAATAAAGAAGTTTTTATTACAATTTCCCCCGCTAGCTATAATTCTATTGTAAGTAAATTATCTTTTTTAAGCTCCTGTAGGGGAGATGTGTGGGATAGCGTCTATGACATTAACACCTGATTTAGCACACGAAGGAAGGCTTGCACTTACAAAGCAAGCACGAGAGGATTTAATGGCATATGTGCTTTCAAATGACCATACGTATATACCATCAAAAATACATGTATACTTATGCGAAAAACTCCAAAAACTCATAGAGACAGAAGGAGAAAGAAGGCTTATAATCAATATGCCCCCGCAGCATGGTAAAAGCAGATTAGTAGCAGAAGAGTTTGCATCTTTTTTACTTGGTAAAGACCCTACTCAAAATATAGTAATAGCGGGATACAATACAGAGCTTCCAATAAAAAACAGCAAAGCAATAAGGAGAAGGTTTGAAAGTGATGCTTACAGAGCAATATTTCCAAACTCTAAAATGTCTGATGATACTAGGACTGCAAATAATTGGACTACAACAAAAAACGGAGGAATAAGAGCTGTAGGTCTTGGTGCTGGACTAACTGGAAATAGAGCCTCGACTTTAATTATCGATGACCCTCATAAAGATAGAGCTGCTGCTGAATCAATGACATCAAGGGAGCATGTATGGGACTGGTATCAATCTGTCGCAATGACACGTTTAACTCCAGATAGTATTGTTATCATTATAATGACACGCTGGCATGAAGACGACCTAGTAGGAAGATTGACCACAGATGATTACATATCATCTCTTGAGGACAAAGGCTTCAAGAACCAAGTATACGAGCATTTAAATTTTCCAGCTATTTGCGAAGATGAGTTAAATGATAATCTAAAGAGGAAAGAAGGGGAAGTCCTTTGGCCTGAAAATAAAGACAGGGATTTCATAGAAGCAAGAAAGGTTATGCTGACACCATATGAATACAACTCACTTTACAAAGGAGAGCCTGTATCAAAAGGAGGCAATATAGTTGACATCAATATGCTCACTTTCATTGATGCACAAGATGTCCCACCAAGCATTGAGAAAGTTAGAGCTTGGGATTTAGCTATAACCACAAAACAAACATCTGACTATACTGCTAGCGCACTATGTGCATATGATAAGCAGACAGAAATATTTTATATATTAAATGTATTTAGGAAGCGCATGAATTGGCATGAAATTAAACGTACCATACAAAGATATGCCGACTTAGAAGACAATAGAGTGGGAATAGAATCAGTATCTGGATTTATTGCTGCATATGAAGAAATAAAAGAAGAAAGACTAGGTAAAAACATAGTTGTTCCACTTACGCCAAAAGGGGATAAATTAACAAGAGCAAACCCTTGGCTTGCAAAAGTTGAAGCTGGTAAAGTTTTGATAGTAAAAAGTATTTGGAATTACGATTTCATTGAAGAATTAAGAACATTTCCTGACGGAAAACATGACGACCAAATAGATTCTGTAACGCTTTGCTGGAATATGCTTTATAAAAAGTCAAGACTTCTATTAGCATGAATGTTTGACATACCTATAATGGTAGTTAACAATTTATTATATATGGACAATAATTTTGCTATGAATACCCTAGCCGCTGCAGGTGGCACAGGAGGTACTTTTTTTCTTCACGACGTAAATCCTGCGTTAGGATTTATATGCGGTATATTGACTCTTATACATATATCAATAGCTCTATATAAGCAGAACAAGAATGACAGAAAATAAAATTAGTAAAGCTAGGATTGTAAGGACTGCAAATATAGCAAAGGCGAAAATAGAACTTAGTAAAATAGTCGATGCGGTAGACAAGATAAAGGCAAGCAATAATATTACAACAACAGAAGCCTGCCGAGCAAAGAATGTGTCTACGGAAAGATATTATCGTTTCAAAAGGAACACATGAATGAACTATGATAGTTACATTCTCATTGGGATTGGTGTAGCAATTAGTGTATTAGGATTTTTTTTAAAAAGGCTAAAAGAAGAAATAGATGCATACAAAATAGTTAACACAAAGTCACAAATTCATTTAGCAAAATGTGAAGAGCGTATAAAAGTACTTGAAAAGCTATCAGAAGATAGGAGAGAAGATGTTCGAAAGTTATACGACATATTATCATCAAAAGGAAAGTAATGGAGAAAGAGATTAATGAAAATATGCAAGTTAAGGCTAACCTTGCATTTATGGCTAAAACCATTGCTCTTGTAGGTACTGCGGTTTGGGGGTATTCTGTAATATGGAATAAGATTAGTACTATTGAGAATGAATTAATCCGCATGAACCACACAATGGAACTAAATAGTGAGTTTAGAATAAAGTGGCCCCGTGGAGAAATTGGAGCATTACCAGCAGATGCAACTCAGGACATGAATATCGAGCATCTTAAAAACAGAGTAGATAAATTAGATGAGCATGTTGATAGCTTGCGCTATAAAGGAACTGATAAGCCATAATGTTCGAATTGCTTACAATGTTCCTTACTGGAGGAGGTTCCGCTGCACTCGGAGCTATACTAAAAGGAGTATTTGGAGCAATTAATGATAGCCGCGTTCAGAAATATGAGCTAGAGTTAGCTAGAGAATGTAGAGGAAATGAATTTGCACTTAAATTTCAGGAACAAATGTCGAGCGGTGAAGGCGGCGCTTTTACTCGTGCCACTCGTAGGCTTCTTGCTCTTATCCTCATGTCTACACTCTCAGCGGTCGTCATCCTCTGCACCCTCTTCCCGTCAGCAGAAATCATCACACTCACCAACCCAAGCGGAGAAGGAAGCACATCCTTCCTCTTTGGACTCATCGAATTCCCTTCTAAACAGTCGCCCGTTATGGTTACAACTGGACATTTAAGTGCTTATTTTGTGGTAATCCTAGCCCCTATGGTCACAGGATTTTACTTTACTCCAGGCGGAAGAAAATGATATTTTAACAATCTTAAAACAAAAAAAATTATGAATCTTGAACAATTAAAAGTAAAACTTGCATCAATTGCACCAAACGAAGGCATGCTCAACAGATGGATGATTAAAATTAAAAATAATCCTTTATCACAAAGTAAAGTCGTTGAGTGGGCTAAACAAAAAAAAGACAAAAAAAATGTAGTTGGCGAATTTCATAAAGCTTTATTTTCCGTAAAGAAACCAGAGCCAGTTGTAGAAGTTGCCAATACTCGATTTGCAAGACTTGAAGCACAACGCAAGCTCAGGGAGAATTAAAGTATTGACATATATGCACTTTCTTAGTAAGTTTAGTGCATGGATAAAAGCATGCGCGTTAAGAAAGGTCGCAAAGCATTGCCCGTTCACGAACGGAAGCAAATGTATTCTTTCCGCATAGACCCATACCTAAGAAAACAATTACAGTTCGTTTCTAAAGGTACAGGTCGCCCTATGTCTTACCTCATTGAGGTGTCATTGAAAGAATTCCTTAATAAAATAAAAATATCAGAATGAAAGTATTCGTATACGGAACATTAAAAAGGGGAGAAGGAAATAATGGTCTTCTCCTAGGATGTGGTGCAGACTTCCTGACAAACGCTAAAACTAAAGAGCCTAGGAAGCTAGTAATTTCAGGATTACCATATTTAAACAAGCCAGAGATAGAAGGTGGAGTGCAAGTTTGTGGAGAAATATGGGAAGTCCCAGATTCCATGATTTGGAGATTAGACCAATTAGAAGGTCACCCGACTTGGTATAAAAGGCAGGAAGACCACTTTGTTGATTCAGTTGGAAACGAATGGAATGCATGGGTTTACTATATTCAGAGTCCAGTCGGAGGAGAGCCTTGCGAATCATATCCAAGAGTAGAAGCATTAGAGAGTAATCCATTTTATTACGAGGAACTCTAATGAGAAAATGCGAATTGGAAGCTAATAAGCTTTCTTTGTCATTTTCTTATAATCCTGACTTAGTTAGCGGAATCAAGGAGCTACCTCCTTATTGCAGGAAATGGAATCCAAAAAATAAAAATTGGGTAATTAATTTAGATGTATCAAATCCTACATATATAGCCCATCAAGTATATGACTTTTTATTAGAAAATGCTTTCACGATATTTGATTCAGCGAAGGATAAGTTAAATCAATATCTGCCAGAGTCTAAATTAGTCATGGAAGATGACAATTCTTACGTGGAATCGTCAAGTACTGAAGCAGAAATAGAAATTGATTGCTTACAAATGGAGCTTCGCCCTTTTCAAAAAGCGGGAGTACGCTATTTATCCAAGCATAAAAAATCTTTTTTAGCAGATGAAATGGGTTTAGGCAAAACCGCACAAGCAATCAGCGTAATTCAATACATTGATGCAAAACCATGCCTTGTCTTGTGTCCAGTTTCATTGCAAAGAAATTGGCAAAAGGAAATATCAAAATGGCTAGGAGAATGGTGTACTATAAGTCTGACACCTAATCGGGATGTAGATTTTAATATTATTCCATATTCTCAAGTTAAAAAATACTACGATGTGATTTCGTGCATTCCATACAAAAGCATGATATGTGACGAAAGCCATTATTTAAAAAACGGAAAAGCGCAGAGAACTAAGTTGATTAAAAAAGTGTCGAAAAAAATAGAAAATGTGTACATGTTAAGCGGAACACCTATAGTAAATCGACCTAATGAGCTTATAGCACCATTAGAAATAATGAACATGCTTGAAGAAATGGGAGGATGGAATTATTTCGTCAAGGAGTATTGCGGTGCATATAGGGATAGATTTGGATTGAATATATCTGGAGCTAGAAACCTAAAGACGTTAAATACTGAATTAAGAAAAAGGTGCTATATAAGGAGGCAAAAAAAGGATGTATTGAAAGAATTGCCAGAAAAGCAAAGAACTATGGTTGATATGGAAATAGAAAATTGGTCTGCATATAATAATGCAGAAGCAGAAGTTGTTAGAAAGCTAGAAGAATTGTCGGAGGATTACGAGAATACTGCTCATAATGTATGTATGGCGATAGAGCATTATAGTGATTTGTCTAGTGCTAGAGATTATTTACTTTCTGAAATTAATAAACCATCGCACGTTGTTTTATCAAAGCTAGAACAAATAAAATCAAAAAATGAGTTAATTGAGTATGCTGCTGATTATTTTCTTAAAAAATCAGATAACGTAGCTAATGCTCAAGCCTTGATGTTGCTGAATGAATTGAAGAAGGTATGTGCGGAAGAAAAAATTAATTCTGTTACGCAATGGATTCACGACTTTATGGAAAACGGAGAGAAATTAATAGTCTTTGCAGAGCATATTAATATCCAAAAAGAATTAATTAAGAGGCTAAATGATTACAACCCATGCGCCATTCTTGGTGAAATGGATGGTTTGGAAAGACACAGAAATGTTGAATGCTTCCAAAATAGCGACAATCGAAGAATCATAATATGCTCATTACAGGCTGCTGGTGTTGGACTTACACTAACTTCTGCGAGTAATGTAGCATTCGTTCAATGCGGATGGACTCCAGCAGGTCAAGACCAAGCCGAGGATAGAGCGCACAGGATAGGACAAGAGAATGCAGTAACATGCTATTATTTACTCTGCCCAAACACAATAGATGAAGATATATGGTCACTAATAGAGGAAAAAAGAGAAGTTGTTGATAAAGCAAGTGACGGACTATCAGGCTCAGTAGACATAAATAAAATCATAAAAAGCGTTCAAAATAGGATTACGCAATAATGTATTGACATAATAATAAACATAAACAAATATAAAATAGTGAAAATAGAAAAAATATTAGAAATTCTAGAAAGTGAAAAGTTGGTAGAATGTCTCGATTTAAGGGACGGAAAAGGTAATGCGATTAACGACCAAGACTTAGTAGATTTAGTAACAAACATATACAATGAAGCGATTAATAATTGTAAAAAATCAATTATAAGTAAAGAAAGCGATGAGTGATTTTCCTAAATTAATGAAACTAAAAGTTTCTGATATTAATACTGATTATGATTCAAATCCTAGAGTCTTAAATGAAACTAAATTTGATGCGTTGAAGGACAGTCTTAAAAAATTCGGTAATATACAACCCATAGTCGTAAATAATCGGACAAATAATTTAATTTCAGGTCACCAAAGACTTCGTATTATGAGTAAAGAAAGTGATACAATAGATGTTTGGATGGTTGATGTAGATGAGTTTAAGGAAAATGCTGCAGCAATAGCATTAAACAACGAAGTAGCTAATTACGACCAAGATATGCTAAAAGATATTGTCGAAAGCATAGATAAAGAGAATATACATCTTACTGGATTTGATGATTTAGAAATAAAGAAAATAACTGAAGAAATAGATGATAGTTTTATGCAAGGAACAGAAGAATTGTCAGAGAAAATAGATATTTATAAAACTACTTTGGAATTTGATTCTTTAGAAAATAAGTTTCGGTGGGAAAGTTTTATAGAAACTTGCAAATTAAAAGCAAAGCATGAACGTCCAGTTACGGATTACATGTTTGAGATAATAAATAACCAATAAAAAAATAAAATGAATATTGATTCTATCGCATACGCGCATTCCATAGCTTATTATTCAAGCGACTGGTGCTATCATAATAAAGAACTTTCCGCTATAGAGCATAGAGCAATCTTAGCAGGAGAAAAGCTTAGAGAGAAGGATAGAGATAAGAGAAGAAGCAAAGTAAAAAGAAAGCAAAAAACTAAATGAGTAAGCCAACATTTATAAGTTTATTTGCAGGCGTTGGTGGACTTGATTCAGGATTTGAAAAAGCTGGATGGGAGTGCGTTGCCAATGTTGAGTTAGATAAAAATGCGGCTGGAGTATTAAAATACAAAAGACCACATATTCCAATATTTACAGACATAACAAAAGTAGAACCAGACGACTTACCTGATGCTGATGCAATATTATATGGCTTTCCCTGCCAAGATGTCAGCGTTGCGGGACACAGAAAAGGGATGAACGAAGAAACTAGAACAGGATTATTTTATCATGCAGCAAGACTTATTCACGGAAAAAGAAATAAAGGACTTAGGTTTGCCTTGGCTGAGAATGTCTTCGGCCTCCTCAGCGCAGATGATTCTCTTGCACTTCCTAGGGTCGTCAGAGAGCTTACCGACATCGGGAGTAATGCAGTCGGATGGACGGTACTGGACAGCCAACACGTGGGATGGAGTTCCGCAGGAAAGAGGCAAAAAGCAGTCCCCCAAAGACGTAGACGAATCTTTATACTGTCGACTTTCGGAGATATTGGAGGAGAATCCATCGCAGAAATATTTGCTCTCAGCGAACGCGTGTCGGGGAATATTAGAAAGAACGGAAAAGAGAGGAAAGCTAGAGAAGCTACCACCAATGCTACGAAAAGCTCTGGAGTGGATGTCTACAACGGACTCGAAACAGGAGAAACCACAGCAACCCTGACTACCGCAACAGGAATGAGTACAGGAAGTGGGCCTAAAATAATGGGAGTAGATTTTTACAATAATTCCCTTAATGACGAAACTTCCCAAACACTTTCAGCGGCAGCGGCAGACAAAAACCATACAGGCGGTGTTCTGGAAATTAGAAACGACCAAGCAATAAGTTTGCAAGGAAATATGATTGGAAGAGACCATAAGAATGGCCCTCAAGGAGATGGAGTTAACGAAGACATATGCTTTACCTTAACATCAGCAGACCAACATGGAGTAGTACACCCAATACAAAAAATAGCATTTGAGCCACGCTCACAGGATGGAATCCCAAGAGTTACGGGAGACCCTAATGAATGCGTGAGTCCTACTTTAAATACAATGTCAGGGGGACAGAGACAGCCAGCAATTGCATGGAGTCAAAGAGGTAGGAATGGAAAGACTATGATTGAGGATGAAAAGGATGAAGTTAGCCCAGCCTTAAGAACTGCCCCACAGAGTCAAATGGGGGTATGCTCATTAATATCAGACACTACGCCAAAAGGTAAGGAAGATGTAAGTATGGCATTAAGAGCGACAAAAGAAATGCTTGTTGGTACACCTGAGTTTGCGATACGCAGGCTAACACCTATTGAATGCGAAAGACTTCAAGGATTTGAAGACAATCATACTGAGTTCCGATATAAGATGACATGTATAGATAATAAATGGGAAATCCAGACAATAGATGACGAACCAGTAGTAGAAAAGCAAGCTGATGGGCCAAGGTATAAGCAAATGGGAAATGCTGTAAGTGTAACTACTGCTCAATGGATTGCGGAAGGAATGATAAAGCATACATGAAGTACGAAAACCTACTTAAAGATAACTGGAATTTCTTTGCCGAGAGAGATGCAAAAAAATCAATTATCACTAATTTCACAGGAACAAGCGAAGATTTTTATAAATGCGGACTAGATGAAGTAAACTACATAATGGACAAAAAGGTATTAATTGATACCAAAAATGACCATGAGAAAAGTTTTGCAGTTGATTTTGGTTGCGGGATTGGAAGATTAACAAAGCCTTTATCGAAGCATTTTGATGTAGTAGCAGGAATTGATATATCAGAAAAAATGCTTGAACTAGCAAGAGAAGATGCGAGAGCAAAAAATGTTCAATACTTGGAGTGTCAAAACTCAGATAAACTTCCCATTGCAAGCAATTGCGTAGACTTCATATTGAGCCTCCAAGTTCTTCAACATATACCAAGAGTTTATAAAATTAATATATTTAAAGAGTTTTACAGAATATTGAGGACAAAAGGTAAAGTATATTTCGAGCATCCTTATTCAGGAAAAGAAGCAAGTCATAAAAAACATGTAATGCACATGGATGTTTGGGGAATAAATAAACTAGGAGACACATTGACAGAAATTGGATTTAAAGTTTTAAATATAGAGTCACTCGGAGATAAGGATTTATGGCCAAGAGCCTCCTACACATTAGTAAAATGACAAAAACAGAAAAAGAAATGCATATGGAAATAGCTGAATTACAGCGAAAGATACTAGATTTAAAAGTAGTCCTAGATACTGCACAAGCAGCAATAAGAAGAGCAGAAAGCGTGCTTGAGGGAGATAATAAGAGACATGTAATTAATCAATCAGCAAAATGGGTATTAAAATACAAGCTATGAAAAACAGAATATATGACTATTGGATGTCTGCATTTGGAGACAATCAAAACAAAAAGAGCAAAAATGATAACTTTGAATGGATGTCTGACCCATTTGTTGCTGACGAAGGAGTTTATGTTAAGAATGTTAAGCCTATATATAGGGAAACCGACCCCAAGGAGTACCCTAGAAAGAGTTTTAAGGTAAAAGAGCTAGCTTTAGGTCTGTATGTATTAGCATGCTCCGTGTATGTCACTATTGACATATTCATTTATTTACTGCGAAAGTTGTTTGATTAAATTTAAACAAAAACCAAAGCAAATATACAAAATAATGAACAGATTGACCGAAGAACTTTTAAAACCCGAAGAATCATATCCAAAATTAGATTGGGTCAGGGTGAAAGACATTAAGACTGCAAGCTGGAATCCTAGAAGAGCATCACGCAAAGGATTAAATATGCTTAGTAAAAGCTTTGAGGAATTTGGAAACCTGCAACCCATTGTAATTAACAAAAGGACAAACACATTACTCGGAGGACACCAAAGATTAAAAGTACTCAGAAGGAAAAATATAAAAGAAACGGAAGCTTGGATTGTAGACCAAAGTGCGGAAGATGAAAAAACAATAGCTATTGCACTCAATAATCATGTAGCAGATTTTGACAGCAAAGGGCTTGGTTCAATGTTGGCTGACTTGCAAAAGATGCAAGATGATTTGGACTGCACTTTATTTGAGGAAGATGAGATAGACAGAATAGTGTCAAGTAGTCTTCCCCAATTAGTTGACATAGAGGACAATCAAGATAATAATATTATTAATGAAGATAACATTGAAAATGGCGAGTCTACGAGCGAAGACACCTCCTCCACTAATATAGACGTAAGCAATAATACCTATAAGTACGACCTATACTTTGAAAACGCTGTAGATAAATTAAAGTTCAATGCATTCATCAAATCACATCAATCTAAACGTCCTGACGTTAAACTAAACGGAGAAACTCTCCTAGTAGCATTCAATGTACCATGAACATAAACACACCATCAGTAGGAAGAAGAGACAAGAGAACTGACGAGAAATTTGTCGCAAACCTTTGCCAAGCATTGAAATCGGGAAATACCAAGAAGAATTCTTGCCTACTTGCTGGTTGTTCAGAATCACAACTATATAAATGGCTTAAAGACCCAAATTGTGACATCGAAGGTACTCTCGCTTTCCAATTTGCGGAGTCCATAAAAAAGAGCGTTGCAGAAGCGCAGAACAGAAACATCATTTTAATCCAGAAAGCCGCCCAAAGTAATTGGCAGGCAGCAGCTTGGTATTTAGAGCGAAGTGACCCGAATCATTGGTCTAG